GTCTCCAAAGAAGCTTCTTTTTTTCGATGGACACCAAGTTCAGATGCCACTTATTACTCCATATGCTGGAGTTCAACGATTTTTTACTCCTTCGCATGTACCGTATTTTCTTGTAAAAGGAGATTCTGCTCCAAAAGGACTATTTATTTATGGATATGGAGCCTATGGAATCGAAACAATGCTATCGACAACTATGTGGTATCCACTTCTGGTTCGTGGATGGGCGATTGTATTTGCACTGATCCGAGGCGGTGGTGATCACACGAATCAGTATGCGGAAGCAGCGCGAACCTATAATCGCGAACGATCGATTCGTGACTTTCAAGATGTTATTCGTGATGTACAGCGGCGTACAAAGATTAGCCCAGCGGATACGGTGATCTACGGTCGTTCCGCAGGAGGTATTCTTGTAGGCGCATCCGCACATCTTGTGGGTGCCGTGTACGCAGAGGTTCCATATGTTGATGTACTTCGAACAAGTACAAATCCGCGTTTACCTCTGACTAAGCTTGAATATAATGAGTTTGGAAATCCACGTGAACGGCTCGAAGATTTTGCAGCCACGCTAAAAACTTCCCCGGTTGACCTGGTTCCTGAAGAAGGATATCCGAATCTCTTCGCACTTGTGCGTACAGGTGAAAATGATAAAGAAGTCTTCGCATATGAACCAATAAAATGGATTCATAAACTTCGTGGTCGGGATAAAAAAGACTCTACGAAACTTCTCGCATTTGGAGATCATGAAGGTCATTTTGTAAGAGGAGATCTTGCGATTCAACATCGCGCAGTTGATCTTGCGATTTTACTGGGATGGAAACGCAGTGCGTAAATAAAAAAATCTAACTATTGAATATACAAATGTCTATGGCTAAGTTGTATGGTGGCAAGAAGAAGCAGGCGGGTGGTAAGAAGCGTAAGGAGGGCGGTGCGCGCCGCACGATGCGCAAGGGACGCCGCATGACGCGCCGCGCGATGCGCAACAAGCGCGGCCGCTTCACCCGTCGCCGTTAAATAAAATAGCTTTATACAGTTCAATGTCATGTTTAATCATAAATCTGACATTGTTCTTCAGGCCGTTCATAAACATCTTGACCTAGAATCTTTCGTAGGAAAAGGCGACGATGAAGAGGAAGAATACCATGCTGAGTAATCGCAGCTCGATGAATCGCAGTACCATATCCCTTACTTGTACGAAGACCATATCTATCGGCATCTACCGTATTCGCATCACACCAGTTGGTTACAAGAGTATCCCGATAGACCTTCGCAAGAATCGATGCGGCCGCAATGGGTATATACTGCGCATCTCCTTCAATAATCGTATGCTGTTCTTGAGATACAGAATGTAGAGAAATGATCCCATCTACAAGAAGTCGATCAGGTTCAACAGTCAGAGCTCCCAGTGCACGAGAAAACGCAAGTTGATTTGCGCGAGTCATCCCGAGTGAATCAATCTCCACAGAAGATACTTCGCCGATTCCCACATCAAGTGCCGCGCCCTGAATCTGTGCCGCAAGTGTAGTTCGTCGCTTTTCAGAAAGTTTCTTACTATCTTTTATCTGAGGTGTGAGTTCACGAATCTCCTCCGACCATTCCTCTTCGGGTAGCCAGATCACGGCTCCCGCAACAAGAGGACCCCATAAACATCCACGACCCACTTCGTCAATACCTGCTTCAATAGCCGAATCCGATTGAAATCGTGTCTTTAGCATTGTATCTAGTATATCAGAAATACTATAGCTTTTTCAATTTTAAGCCTATTCCTATATAGATGTGGAAGGTACTGCTCCCATTGGGACTTTTACTTGTTGTTGTTCTCCTACAGCTAAAAAGAACAGAAGGATTTTACGGTGGACGCGCGAGTTACAGTGGTAGTAAAAGTCACGATGCCTCTGGAAATAATGTGGATGCTTCTGGAAACTGCGTGGATGCTTCAGGAAACCCTACGGATGCCTCGGGTTGTCCTGTAAAGAAAAGTAGTTCATCAAATACGATTACACTGACAATTGCGGATCTTCTCGCCTTATTTTCTGCTTCAAAAGATTCACTTACCAAGCCGACTGAAAAACCTGCGGCAACTCCTGCGGCAACTTCTACAGTGCCCTCTGGAACCGATTTTTATAATAAGATCCGTCCTTCCCTCATAAAAGATATCAAAAATGCGGTAGATGATGAACTTGACCAGCAAGATGGCGGCGATGGAGGCTGTGATGGAGGCTGTTCTCCTTCCATGATGCAAGGGGCCGAGTTAAACAATGCACTTAAGAATATTCAATACAGCCAAGAGTTTATCCGCAAAGACTCCATTCCGTGCTATGGATGTAGCCTTCCGTCATAAAAATTTGAAAACCACCCTATCCCTGTAACCGTGTATACCATGGATCCGCTTACAGAGATACTCCGCATTTGTAATGAGGACCCAAAAGAGTTTACATATGTTGGCATTGGAAGTTGTCCACATGCAAACTCACTTCATGAGATTAATGATCAGTGGGATCAGATTCTTCCTCTCTTTCTACAAGATGTCTTCACAACTAGCAAAACAGTTCGCGTAGTTCATATAGATCCTGCGTTTCTATATAAATGGGACTTTATGAAGGGCTATTTTGAAGAAAAGATGCCAGGAAGTATCTGTGAACAGATTTCTGATACACTCTATTGTTGGCATACATCTCGAGCTGATATTCTTCTCGCAGCTTTATGGATTGACCATGAGACGCATTATCCCTTTCTTAAGAAGCTAACAGAAACTCATCTTACATATCGTGCCGAATGTATTGTACAAGAATATTCAGGCCGTGAGCTTGGCCCCGTATTCAAGAAGCTCTTTTCTGAGACATCTGATCCAGACGCTTTTAAGGAGTTGATTCTCTTTGATATTACATACGGCGTAGATTGTCACTGTATGACAAATATGGCCAAATATAATAAACTTCTCTATTCAAAGGGACATCTGATTAACTTTACTCTCTATACACGTGAAGAGCGACTTGCTCTTATTAAACGAGGCATTTCGCCCATACTACAAGATATACTTAGGCGTCATTTCACGACGGAATATAAGGATGTACTAAATCGCCTACATGTTGATTATCGCCGTCGACTCCGCAATGAGCCGTCTCTTTGGGAAAAAGTTGGTCATGTAGATGATACCGAGGGTATGACAGCCGAAGCCATTATGGATCGTCTTCAGTTACGGCTAACAGATATTGTAGGGGTTCTACATATACTTGGAACTACATCTGTAGATAAGATGGGTGAACTGAAGGAGTTATTTGTACATCATCGAAAGATTGATATTTATGACTGGTATGATCGTGCCAATAAGATTGTCGCATAAAATAGTTCACCTGAGGTAGATGAGTTCGGTTATCCTTCTTGGATTAATCCTATTATTGGCAGTCTGCCTGGCTGTCGCCTCACAAACAAAAGAAGTACAGGAAGGCTTCAAACCACTGACGATTCCTACACCCGGTCCTCCTGCGCAACCGATTGGAGCTGGAGAAACTGCGGCACCCTATCTATCACCGATCGATGCGATTCTTTCAGCGCCGATTGGCCAAACCTCTGAAGTCACTTCACGTCCTTTCCAGGATCCTTCTCGTGATAAGGCGCCCTATTCCCGTATCTATGAACTTCTTCAAGATATGAAAGCTTTTTCAGATTTTGAGGCTGAGAAGTTAAAGGATACATCGGATCCTGAAATCAGTCTTCCGATGACAAACTTCCGTGCCGATCTCCAGCGTCTTGAAGATGAAGTTGCTTTTTTAAATCGTAATCCTGGAATCCAGTCATCTCTGATGGTTACGGATGTTCAAGGCATACGTGTGAATCTAAGCTATCTCCAAAAGAAGGCACGGCATGTATCCGATGGTGTGATTGAAGGATTTGAAGATGCAACGCCCTCAGCCAAGGCAAGCAAATCCGAGTTAGAGAATGCAAAGTTACGCGTAGATGTTGAGATTACACGTCTCCAGGCGAGTGGAACTACGGACCCTGCTTTCGCAGCACGCATTACTCTATTACAGCGCATTAGTGAGGCGATTGATACAATCGTCAAACAGTTAAAAAATAATACAATGCTTCCTTCAGAAGTACCGATTACTGAAAAAGATCTACGATCTTTCCTCCCTTCCATTTCAGACCCATCAAGTCCCGTTACACGATTCTTAAACTCAATTGATGCGCCTGGAGATTCGCATTCCCTTTTTCCTGCGTATCAGGCGGGTGATGTAAATGCGGCGAATCTTGCGAACAAGGTTCTGAATAAGTTATTAAATGCGTATGATGACAAATATAACACCGGTGTTTCTTGGGATCTAAGTCTCCATTACGGCAAAGGGGGCTCAAGCAGTGAAGGCTTCGAATCAACCACAGGTGGTCGTGGCGCATTTGATCAAGCGATTTCTCAGATTGAAAATGACTCCGGTGTTCGTCCAACACTTCCTAAACCCAATGCTGATCACTTTAACTGGAAAGATCGTGCTTCGCAGATTTGTGAATCAGTTCGCATGCGAGGCTTAGATCCCGCGGATTTTGGATGTCTCGCGAATCCTTCAAAGGTTGGCCAGGATTTTTCATGGCGTGGATATGCGAAAATGGTCTGTACTCGTCTACAAACGACAACCGATGAAGGATTGCCCGAAACATGCGGATGTCCTCCTATAGCTTGGCCTGGGTGGAGACAATAAAAAACTTCTCAAGTGTAGGAAAGAGGATGAATCCCGTTCAAAGTGCTGGACTGATCTTACTCGTAGCCGTGCTTATTGGCGTGGCTTTGGGTGCTGGATGTATGAGATCCTATACAGAAGGATTCAAAAGTGGAGGTTGCTCTCGTTGTAAGAGAAGCCCATGCTCCTGCTCAGGCGGCTCAAGCACCGCAAACTGTCCTCCCTGCCCGCAGCCCGATCTAAGTAAATATGTTCTCAAAGCGACCATTCCGCCGTGCCAGCAATGCCCTGATTTAAGTCAGTACATGCTCAAATCAGAATGCCCGCCTGTCCCTGATTTAAGTAAGTATGTTCTGAAGAGCAGTATCCCGAAGCCGCAGCCCGTCATTATTGACAGCAGCGCCTGTAAGAAGGAGTGCGGTGATTGCCCGCCGTGCCCGCGCCCGCGTTGCCCCGATGTGAAGTGCCCCGCGCCGACCAAGTGCCCGCCCCCTGCACCGTGCCCTCGTCCCGTCTGCCCGCCGACCACGGTCAAATGTAAGGCGGAGGAGGCGGCAAGTTCAACGGTCCGCCCGTATCTCGCCCCCCTTGGAATCAGTGGCTACGGTATGGCGTAAGAGTCCATCAATCCATTCACGCGTCACCGGATTTTCTCGTAGATAATATGCCGCTGCAAAACTAAGAATCACATGAGGTATTTTATTATTAAAATCGTCATAGGGATCTTCTGGTACACATCGTGTACCAAATAATACATCCATAAAATGTGGGCCATAGTTACAGTTTTCATTTATATGATGTGCGGTATGCTCTTTATTTGGAAGAATACTGTAGTCAAATATATGAATAAGAATATATAAAAATGCGGCGGCAAGGACAATATAGTTACTAAGTACATGAAGTCCGAGGAGCCATTGAAAAAGAATGAGAATCGTAAATCCAAAAAAATTCACAAGAAGTTCACTTCCTAGATTTAACCAACGCGGCATTTCAATCGTATGTTTATGATGAAGCTGGACATGTGGGTTGATAGGATAAATGGGTGTTCCTTCTATATGACAAACTACATGTCCTGCCCAAGCCCACGTAAGAAGCAAAGCAGTTTGTAGAAAAGCGAGTGGATATCCAAACTCCTCTGCGCCCAAATAGGTAAAAAGGACAAATGAAATCCCTAGAAAAAGTCCATATTTTTCAATAAACTCATACGGGCGAATATCGCTCATATGTTTCTATAGATTTATTCATTCTTTATTTTATACGAAGTAGCGCGATTTTCTCATCGAATCGGCTCATGTCAAACCCTACACCAAAATAGAGTGCGATAAACTTGATAAGTAGAAAATACAAGGTAACACCTACAAAGATTTTTTCAAGCGATCCTTGCTTAATCGGTTCGGTGATTCCAAGACTGTATCTTGCAGCTTCCGTCATGGTCATGTTTGTACCTGGCAAAGGACCTTCAAGTGTTGTTAGAATACATCCATCGTAGACAAGACATTGAACAAAAATAGCAATTGTGATGAGGAGTAGAGATCCAATCAAATAAATATTTTGACTTAGTGCTAAAAAAAGGATTGTTAAATGAATACAAATGAGATGAAGGACAAGGAGAAGAATATACATTCACTACTAAATATCCGGAATATAAGTAGTGAATGGATACACGCTTCTGGGGTCCATCAGGATGGGCATTCTTACATCAAATCACTTTTGCCTATTCTCACCATCAAAAGAAGGTTGTACAAGAACTCTTTGAAACATTGCCTTATGTATTACCATGTAAATTCTGTCGTGCGAGTTTGAGTAGCTATCTACGAAAAGATCCCCTTGAACCTGCTCTTGAATCGCAACGTAGTTTATCACGCTGGCTCTGGGTGATTCATAATCGGGTATCGGCTAAGTTGCGAGAGCAAGGAGAAACAATGGGTCCTGATCCTACATTTGAGTCGGTTGAATCCTTTTACAAAGATTCATTAAAAAGTGGATGTACACAAACCTATTTTCCAGGATGGGACTTTTTATTTAGTATTGCTGAAAATCATCCACTCTCTCGGGATGCGAAGAACTCTACACCGATTTCTGGGGCTCCTGTGCGAAATCCCGGTATGTCAGATGCTGAACTGAATGAATGGAATCTTCTTGAACCTGGAGAACTGTTTGTTTATTATAAACGATTCTGGGCGGCGATTGGCGATTCACTTCCGTATGGTGAATGGCGTGAACTCTGGGCAAAGGCTGTTCGCAAAACAGGATTTCTCAAGGAACTTGGAAATCGCGCAAGTCTACGAAAGGCCCTTTGGAAAATACGATGTATGATTGAAGAGGAGTTTGAACTTCTGAATCGTACAAAGTTTGCATATCTCTGCCAAATACTAGTTGAAAATCGTAGCGGATGTACACGGTCGACTCGCAGTAAAACATGTCGTGCTATGTCGCCGCGTTCTCGTACGCAAACTCGTCGCCACAGGTAGGTAAGAAGATGGATCAAACAACAATCTTTTTTCTTGTGATTCTAACGATTTTACTCCTTCACTACGTGATTCGTGTGTGGATAAGTAAAAATCAGATACTTCCATGGGAAGGTGATATTTCAGAAGGATTTACACAAGCAAAAGACTCGGAAACACGATGGCTTGAGCCGCCTGAACTCTTTGATGATTTCTATTGCCAAGTCTACGATCAACTTGCGCAGGGAACGGGTCGTCTCCAAGCAGAACTTGGGCTTGCCCTCCATGCTTTCAAAGCAGGTGGCGCAACCATGTCCGAGATGCGTATCCTTGATGCGGGATGTGGAACCGGTATTGTCACGGCCGCGCTAGCAAAGATGAATCCCGCAAAAATCATTTCGGTCGATATGAGTCCTGCGATGATACGGCGGGCGAAGACAGTAACACTTGAAGAATCTACGCTACGCCCTGAACAAAAAGCGCTGATTGAGTTTCGCGAATCTAATCTGCTAAATCCGTCGGCACTTGCTCCTGGTGAAGTAACACATGCGATTGTCTTTTATTTTGTGACGTATTACATTTCCGATTTAGAGGCATTTTTCAGAAATCTATTTGTCTGGACGGCACCTGGAGGCATGGTGGCCGTAGAGGTAGTAAATAAATATAAGTTTGATCCAATGTTAGATTCGGCCGCGCCGTGGATGGGATTTTCGCTTCAGAAATATTCCAAGGAACGGGTTACGAAATCAAAAGTCACTTTCGATAAGTTCGAATATGAAGGAAAGTTTGATTTGATTGATCCGGTCGCAGAGTTTCGTGAAACGTTCCGATTCAAGGATGGCTCGGTTCGTCGCCAGAAACATATTTTCGTGATGCCTTCGATTGAAGAGATTGTAAAGACAGCAAAGACTGTAGGATGGGAATACAAATCACATGTTGATCTGACAACAATTGGATTTGAATATGCGTACCTACTGATTTTTAAGCATCCTTAGACCAATGCCCATTAAAAATGGGCATGGTCGGCGGCATGTGATAGCATTAAAATGGGCCATCTGCCCATTTTTAATCTTCATGGGTCTAACGACGCGTAGAACGAGCACGGCGCTTTTGCTTGCGCCTGCGTGTTTTTCTACGGCCACCCTCTGAAGCAAGAATAAAGATATCTTGGATGCGTCCAGCGTTTTTATAGCCTTCTACTGTTACCATATAGGCTTCACTTTCGTCTATAAACTTTCCTGCGAGTGCTGGTGCAACTACACGAAAAAAGGAAGGGGTTTCTTCAAGTTGTTGAAATGGACGCTTTGCTAATCTTGATTGTAGTTCCTCTTTGGATACACGAGGATACACAACATAAATCGTATACTTCGCTTGAAGAACTTCAAAAAGTTCTTTCTCAAAGATGCCAGTACCTGTCCGTTCATAAATAATATTCTTTCCAGCTTCAACTGCGACTCGCAAGGCTTCCTTACGAATCTCATTTAGACTCATAACTTTTGCTCCCTTTGCTGCACCTGGGCGATTATTTCCTTTCGCCATCATCATTCCTAAATAGGGCTTTGCGGCCGCTTTAAAGTTTTCATCAACAGTTGCCTGATTTCCTCGGTTTCGCGCATTTCTCGCATGTTGACCAATCGCACTGGTTTCTGCGCAAAAAGTTCGAACCGATTCAACTAATGCATCTAATGAAATCGTAACCGCATCCGCTGGATCTAGATGAATCAACTCTTGAATCTTTGAAAGAGCTGTACTTTTTCCAGCTCCAGGTGGACCATACAGTAAAACAAAGATAGGTTTTTCAGGCGTAGGAAGCGCAGCAAGACCTCGTTGACCTGTATAAATATTTAATGCCTCATCTATCGTAATATCAGCGCGGCAATCATACAGTTTACGCCCCTCTTCCACCACTGCTGCAGAAGCGGAACCCGATCCATCCGCCATTTCTAGGTAGTAAATAGGAATAAACCCCCAGAAATGTCGACACCCATTTTTGATGTTTTCCAACCGGGTCTCCGACGCGGTGCGGAGCGCCTTCCCTTTGCTCCGCATAAACGATACTTCTATGTGGAACACCCTACCGAAGGCTGGAAGGTCTTTTTACGCGCCTGTACATTTATTCACGATGCGACAAATCCTGACCTAAATAAGTTTATTGTTGTAAAACGCTATCATTCTCGTCCAAGCGCGAAATCATGGGAGCCTCCAAAGGGGCAAATGGAAGGAAAAGATGGGCTTGCGCATCCCAGCTGGCCTATTTTAGATATTCTTGTTGAAAACGTACATCGGGAAGTTCAGGAAGAATCAAAAATAAAAAAGGTCGATAAACTTCAATATACTGGTCTTGTACTACAGGGTGTTGAAGTTGATTATAAGCCGAATACTTACTTTCAGTACCATGTCTTTCGAGGCGTAGTTCAACCAGCTGTAGTTGAAGAGGCTCTTGAAGAGTTTGAATGGTTAAATGATCATCCGAAGGCATTTGCGCGCATGCGCAAAGATGTTCGTGAAAAAGATGCTCTTTCATGGTTTGATCCTCGTAAAACGAAAATGATGGGAAAATGGTCACCGAGTCTTCTTGTAATGTATTTAAAAGAATATGGGCGGCGCTAAATAGCCTCAATCTTTGTACCCGTAATCGGAGTGCTCATATACTTTAGAAGACTCTTCTTTGATTCAGCCATATAGTCGAATGTACAGGCATGAGCATCTGAATGACGATGCTTTGGACAAAAGTCCTTATCGCATTTACACGTGATTCGTATAATCCCGAGCTTCTTGTTACACTCGGGAACTGCGCACTTAGTTGAAACGGGCTTCATGATATGCGTGTCTAACATACTATCATGAGTCAGTTAAGTTCAAATTTAATGTTTACGAGCTGTATGCTTCTGTCTATGACGGCGCCTGCGGATCACACTGCGCTTCAGGCGACGCGTGTGACGACGACCACCTATTGCAGGCTGTCCAGCAGTGGATGCGGCCGTCGCAATGGTCGCTTTTTTATTAGGTAGAACTACTGAGTTCGGCGCGGACATCTGCGGCGCATTTGTAGGAGGTACTCCAACCTCTGCAGGTTTTGTAGAAGATGTTACAAGTTCTTGCGCCTGCCCTACAGCACTCTCTGCTGTTTCCTGTGCTTTACTGAATAATGCGCCCATACTACTTGTACGTAGGTATTTTTTACCGGCGACTGCGGTGGCTCTTCTTCACTGTGCGCTTTACTGTGCGCTTCGCTACGCGCTTTGAACGGCGACTCCGAGTCTTTGCTCCGCCAAAACGAGCAAACGGAATCGGTGCACCACCGGGCCACGAAGCAACCGTACCAAACGGTGAGTACGGAACAGGATTTGTAGAAACCATTCTACTCTCGCTTTGTTTTTGATTTTAATCTCAACCTTTTTAGAAATGTCTTTCTGGGCAGAAAGTCCTGGCCCACATTGGTCCGATTCCTTCTGGTCATTTCTATCCGCGACCGGAAGTTCCATTACAACTCCTCTTCGAAATGGATCGCGAACACAACCGATTGGTCGGCATTCAACTAAAATAAGCCGCGCAACGAAAGAAGATTGTGAGGAACTGGCCGATTTTTTACGCAAATACTTTACGATTACACAAAAAGCAGTCTGTCGGATTGACTCGGCAATCTTAGAATCCTGCCTTGAATCTGGATGGATTTGTATGATTGCGCGAGATGCGAGTGCAACTCTTATTGGATCTGTAGTTAGCCGTTCTCTCGGAACTGGATACGTACAACAAAAAGAAGGTCGGCTAAATCATGTATCCGAACTAGGAAACAGTGGATTTATTGATTTTCTCTGTGTTCATCCAACGTATCAGAAAAAAGGACTCGCATCCGATTTACTTAAATGGATTGACTACGAAACGGGAAAAGAAAATCGGCATATTCATTTCTTTCAAAAAGAACTTACACCACTTCTTAAAGTTCCTCCACTCTACGCAGGTCAATATATTGCCCGTAAGGTGATTGTATCACAACCTAGTGAAACTGTAACAGAAATAAGAGACTTTACAAATGACTGGGCACCCTATCGTCGTATGAAGGAAATACATGCTCCATTATTGATTGTCACGCGTCCAGACAAGTTAGCGGATCATACAAAACTATATTGTTACAAAACAAGAGGTTGTAAAATCTATCTTGTGATCACCGATACATTTCATCGTGTCAGCCGAACAGGCGAACGAATGGGCGAGGTCCTTTTCTACTGGGCAGATATCGCAGAAACCCCTGACTCAATCATCGCCAATGCGATTGAAGTAATGATTGATTCAGCAGGGTATGAGATTGTTCTAATGGATTCACGAGTACCGCATATACCTAAATGGGGTTGGAAAGCAGATTCTCCTTATTATCTATATACATACAATATGAATCCTCGTAGATTTTTTTCAGTCAAGCCGTGGTTTTGGTTCTAAGGTTTACTTCGGCCGAGGTACGGTTTGATTATCAGGCGCCGCAAGCAGTGCAATCGCACCAAGACGATACTCTCCTTCACATGTCTTGTAATAGTTAGCTAACATACTGCGCGCTTTATCCGCAATAATATTGACTTGAGGAATGCCTCCATTTTTTAGAAGACTCGGGTTAAATCCTTTGATCCGATTTTCTTTATCAAAAACAAACATATATTTTTTCATAAATGCCATTACGTTTGCGGCATGTTGAAGTTGAAAGGTTAAGAGTTTTGAAATCTTTTCACGGGCAATACGAACTGCTTCGCGATTCCGCACAATAATCTGTTGATCTTTATACGCAGGTTCCTCACATTTTGGGAATGGTTTACTGATCACACGATCAAGTGTATCTGCTGTTCCTGCGGGCGGTGGTGGTGCAAAAATAGTCTGCATCAATGATACAAACTCCTTATATTTCGGCTTCACTTCTTGACTGATTTTAGGTGTTGTTCCATCAATCATATCAAAGAAGAGTTGATGAAATGCGCGGATGCCAGGAGAATGTGTAGTGATTGCCTGACCATAGTTCGGCACTGAATCGGGCATATCGGCTGTCGCAGTGTAATAACAGATATTACTTACATTGGGTGTTCCCTGACGAATACCTTCAAGAAGTGTTGGACTCAGTAGTGTCATTGCTCTCGCAACACAGTGAGCCTTTGGTTTATCTTTCATATATTTAAGAATACCCGCATACGAAAGTCCTTGTACAGTTCCAGCATCACTCACAGGGCCTACTTTCTGATCACGTTTTCCAAGAATATCATCAAGGCGCCCCGCAGCACCCTTTGAACGGGCAACACTCGACATAATCGTTGTAAGAGCACTCGCTATGCTTGTGCTGTTATAGGTATAATCTGAATGACCATATGTAAAGGGAATACGGTATGAACTTGAAACCCGTTCACTGTTTACTGAAATATCACTAACTGACAGAGTATAGGATTTACCTTGTGTTATACTTTCGGGCTCAATATGAGCAGCAACCTCTATATCTGAGGTTGAACGGAAGATAAGATTTTGCGATTCATTTGGAAAATAGAAGAGTACACGAACATCCGCCGTAGGATTATATGTTTTCTTTCCACTCACATTCGAGGCAATCACATAGGCATCCGTATTCTTCACCGGTGTAAAATAACTTGGCGCAATCGTTACAAAATCGCCAATATAATCACGATCGGCTTCCGTTACCTTACCGCCAGCCTGAGGTCTTGCTCCAGGTAGAGCACGCTGCGGACCACGGCCAAGAACTTGGACCGCACCACGAATATTGACTGTTTGTGCCTCGGCCTCAGGAAGCGCGTCAATGACAGTCAGCGCCAGAGCTCCAAAAATCTGGAAGATACGAACATAGAAAAAAGCAAGTTGTAGACAGAGATTGTCGCGATAGGCTTTTAACTCGGGACGAGCCTTTTCATCTTCCTGGGAAGCAAAGGTTAGACTTTTAACAGAATCGAATAAAAGTGTATCTCCTGCTCCAAGACGTGGATCAAGTTTCAGTTCATGAAAAAACTGTTTGAGAGCATTTTGTGTTATAAAAACGTAGTCTTTACAATGTTTTTGATCGGCCAACTTTAAGATATCTTGGACATCGGCTTGATTTAACATCCAAACAAAAATCGAGTTGACAACTGTTTGTGTATTCAAACTTTGAGCGGCATACCCCCTTCGCGAAGGCATTCCAGTTGGTATCGACTGACCCGATCCCATTCTATACACTCTTCGGAATTAAAGGATCAAGTCGCTTCTTATTTGTCTCCAGGCGGCGAAGACACTTTTGTAGAGTACCTTCACTGACTCCACACACTGCGGCGATTCGTTCATGATTCACATCGGTGAATCCCTTTCGTTGGAGAAGAAATGTGATAATACCAGCACCAAGTGACGGCGGCATATTTTCGGGACTCAGTTCATTATCCTCCACATAGTCACAGAGAACACCCGCAAGATGAACGATTTCATCGAACTTCGCACGGGGAATCGCAAGCTGGCTGAGTGGATATTGAATATAGTCTCTGGCCCGGGTGCTTTCTAGGTTAGATGGTGTAAGTTCCTCTTTTAGAAGACCCCGTTGTTGCGCAATTGCGAGTACTTCCTGGAAATATTTAAATGATTTGGTGAACTGTCCTGTGGTTAGATGAAACATATCGGCAACCTCCTTTGGTTTCCGAGGCTGGCCAACTTTCTTTAGAGAGGCATACATACAGCTGGCGATTACACTTGTACGCGAGAGTCCTCGCTTATCGCAATGTTCAACAAGTTGAATATATAGATCCTTTGCATGATCAGTAACATTTTGATCTAGACCATGATTCGTCGCCGCGAGAGAAAGCATCTCATAGACTTGAAGAAGCGCACGCTCACGGTAGGGTAGCATATTCCATGTATGATATCTGCGAATACGAGCCATAGCTGCGCGCGCTGTGGCTGGACCGCCGCTACTTTTTGTTAAAATGATTGTGCCCAGAGAGGATGATGGAAAACGAGAATCTGTGGGTGCTCCTACACGACACGGGTCGTTGCTGCTTCGGTCATCGTGCCCGAAGAAGCGATATTCAGCGCCTGATTCAATACTTCTGTTTTTTACATCACCGCAAAGGGTACATACATTTAAGTCTTCATGAATGATTGATTCATCAGAGGTATAGCATGGACATGTGCCCGAGGACACACTCGGAGTTGAATCATCCCATGTCCATGTCCATTCCTCCTTTTTTGTAAAGCTCGTACGTCCTGGAAAGAGAATATCCATTGAGTGATCTTTAGATTTTCTATGTAAAAATAAAACGCAGTCAAATTTTTATATTCTTTAGAAAGAAATGGAATCGATCCCTGATGCGATCCCTTGGATTGGATTGGCCGGTGCGGTCGAAACAATCGCACTCACCTTTTTACGTGTAGGTGGTTTCTGGAACTGCGTGATTGCGGGTGTGATTTTTGCGGTTGGTGTAGTTCCTCTTTTAAGTAAAGCACTCGAGTTTACCGGAATCGGAATGGCCAACTTTCTATGGAATGTTTTAAGTACAATTACTTTATTTTCCGTAGGAATCTTCTTCTTTTCCGAGAAGCTTACAAAGTTAAAACTGATTGGTATTCTTGTTGCTCTTTTTGGAATCGGATTGATTTTAATCGCTGAATAAACAGGAGGGATGTCCATCTTGCCCAAGGGACAAGTGAAAGATGAACCCGGTTATATGGGACCAAACTATGATTTTGCTGATAATCTCCCATTACCAGGACAAGTGGGTGTACATCGTGGAGGGGAACTCGATGATGTTATCAATGCGATCAAAGGCGTCGCGTATTATGGAGATATGATTGGATTTGGAGCACCAAGCTCGAGTTTCACACAAAATATGGGTAACAAGCCTCGCCCCCTCGGCATTAACTATTTCATAAAGACTGGACTCAAATGTAGTAATGGTGCGAACATGTGGTATTATGTGAATGGAATCCCTACAGGAGAAGGTCTTGGTAAAAATGTAAAAAAGGCACTCGAAAGTTCAGGTATGCCACCGCTGAAAGGTCTTGCGCCAGGAATGTTAGAAGATACAGAAGATGCGCTGAATCCATTGCCGGTTATGAATGCTCTTCTTGGGTCTGGATTTCCTCAGTGTCGTAAAGTAACTCTTCCTGTTGGAGATCCTACTGGAAAGGTTGTAAGTAATGATGGAGAGGTATGGATTCCTGGAAAGATTGAAACTCTGAATGGAATGCCTGCGCAGACAAAATGGGTTCAGGACGTGGATCGAAAGGGAAATCCTATATCGATTACCAAAGAAGACTATGATAAAGAACCGAAGGATTATTGCCCTGATGGAACTCTTGTATCAGAGCATAATGGAAACTGTTCATTGCCACTAAAAAATGAAGGATTTGTAAACTATCGATCAGATCCTGAGGCCTGGCTTCTAGCCTTTCTTTTATCCACGGCAGCGATTATGTCGGTTGGACGTTGTGTTTTATGGCGCTAAAAACACATGAATCTTATCTTTTTACTCAGACTAAGTAACAATATAAGATAAACAAATCGTTTTTTTGTAAGTCAAGATACTTACGCAAGTGCCTTGAAGACATACACAGCCGCCGCGCCACCCGCAAGTTGTGAGACCGCATACATCGCAAACTCCGTCGTGGAGAGCCCACCATTGAGTAACATCGCTAAAGAAACCGCCGGGTTCACATGGCCACCACTGAGGCCGCCGATACAGAAGATAACCAGCGCCAGCGTCAGACCAATCACCAGCGCATTTCCGGTAGCAAGGATGCTGATCAGCAGAAGAAACGTTCCAAGAAACTCAGCGAGAAGAGACAGGTAGTTCATTTGATTCTACTTTGAAGCGCGCCAAAAAATTGACAACCGGAACTTGTATTCAAATACTACACTCCCTATAAAATACAGAATGTCCGCCAAGCGTATTCAGAAGGAACTACTCGATTTGAAGAAGGATCCACCCAGCAACTGTAGTGCTGGTCCGATTGGAGACGATATGTTCAAGTGGGAAGGTGCCATCTTTGGCCCAGCAGATAGTCCATATACCGGAGGTTATTTTAAGCTTTTCATTCAGTTCCCTGTTGATTATCCCTTCAAGCCCCCGGTTGTAACCTTCACTACAAAGATTTACCATCCTAATATCAACTCCGCAGGTGGTATTTGCCTTGATATTCTAAAAAATCAATGGTCTCCTGCTCTTACAATCAGCAAGGTTCTTCTAAGTATTACAAGTCTACTGACAGATGCAAATCCAGCGGATCCTCTTGTTCCGGAGATTGCTCATATCTACAAGACAGACCGTGCGGAGTTTGACGCTCGCGCTCGCGCGTATACTTTGAAGTACGCAATGCAGTAGAACTTCCACGAATCTTGTAGAGAGAAGGCCTTCAAATGAAATCACTCAAAGTACTTTTTTTATTCGCGGTCATCATGGTCCTTTTTGGATTTGTTGGTAGAGCACTTCCCATTGATACAATCAGTGGATTCACATCAGGTCCTATTTTACAACCGGCTTCAGTCGCAGCAGATCTATCTCCTGGAGCACCCCTTGAATCTGTATCTGGGCCCGATAAGGCCTATTTATCGCCTCGCATTCCGTATCATTTACTGAATGGAGTGATTCCCAATGCTCCTGTTGATGATCAGATCAATAGTAAAATGAACTCTTGCTCATGCTACGGCGCGGATTTTGCGAATCGTATTCAACTTACTGGAAACTATATTCAGATGACAAATAACTATAAACGTAAAAATCCAGATTCATGTACGGCGCCATATCATGAACTTGTTAATAACTTCTATAAGGTTGAGACAATGAAGTAAAAACTATTTCTAGATTAATCTGTTATTGCACAGAGAATCGGCTTCTTTTTTACAGAGGATTCAGGAGAAATAAACTCACCTCGCCGTGCCTTTTCTACATCTCGCCAAAACTCATCAAGTAGAGGAATAATAGATTGGAACCATGCGTGATCACGATGAACCGTTTGAATCCAATATGTCTCTAAATACCAAGGAATCGTCTCAAGGATTTCCCATCCTTCTGTAAGTGACGGTTGCCAGTTAACATCATTCAATGGACTGTATTCATATTTCATCGCATGAGTCTCTTTACATTGTAGAAGAAAGATATTTCCACTTGCCCTACAGTCTGTAGGAATATGCGTAAGTGTTCTCGCAGCTGTACTTGATCGAAAGAGAAACTCCGCATATTCACACACTGGTAGTTCAGTAACTTCAAGCTGAAGTTGCATCTGATACCAATAGTTTGGTGGAAGTGCTACGCCAACTTCACGAGAGGATGGACACTTAATCTCTACTAGGTGCCCCAGTAGATGATTATTTCGCCGGCGACGCACCTTTGTAATCAGGCCATCGGGTGATGCGGCCAATGACTCAATCGTTGGATGACGCAGGCGTCCCATTTCCCGAATCTCCACATCCCACAGATGTTCAAGAAACTGTTTTGCGACCGGCTCAAATCGGATTCCCCAGTCAAGTGGATTCATCTCCATTGTCATACATGACTTCCTTGGCGAGGGACCAGTTCCATCTTTTGGCGCGACCTTTGAGAGTACAAGTGATCCACGGGCACGAGGAGACGCGAAGAGCTGATACAACTCACTCGCACTTAGAATACTCATCATTTCCTTATACCATTCATCCGTTCGCTGAGCAGACTGTGGTCTATTAATAAGAACCTCTATCTGTTTGAGTATATTTGTAGTCGCGACCTTAACAAGTGCATTTGAAAGACACGAATATCCAATCTGAAAACAGTCCATGACTTCATGAAGCTTTTTCAACTCATCATCCGAGGATTCATTTTCTTTCAAAATCGAAAAGAGTTCACTTTCAACGGTTGTCCACCACGTCTCGCTCAACTGTGGATGTAATGGAGGAGGTTGAACCTCTTCGATTGCATTCAGAAATGTTCCGGTAGATCCAAACATTGATGTATATTGTTCCATTGCTTGGAAGACTAGGCGCTTACAATTTATAGGTGGATCACGCTTAAACCGCTGCGCCCTGGTCAGCCACCGCAGGTACAGTTTCTGGAGTTGGTGTAGCTGCCTTCTTACGAAATGTCACCGCATTTCGCTTTTCAAGAACTTGAAATAGCACCTTTCCATCGGCACCGCGATGCATAACAAGTCCCTTAATCTCCTTGATTTTCTGTTCCTCTTGATCATAAATCACCGCATTTTTACTGTTCAGTAACTTCTTTTCATTTGCTTTCATAATCTGTGATTCAAGAGATGCCTTCTCGGGTGGTGTAAGAGTTAACCGAAGTGCCTCTTCATCAATAAAGCGACGAAGGCGATTTAGACGAAGTCCTCGCTCCAAACGATGCCACGGGCGCTTATAGGCATCACCCGCTTCCTGATTTAAAAAATTTACAAACACATTTGTACTCGCATTAAGATTTGCGGCAAAGTTTGATCCACTTAGATCAGTTGCGCCACTGCGCTTCTGAGTTTTGGAACGATTTGAATTCATCTATATATATACTGTATCTAGGCCTTAGACCTAGTTTGAATTAGTTTAAGCGGTTCTAGAAAAAGATCGTCAATACAATCATTCCATTGGTGAATGCTCGTTTCCGTTTCATTCAGACCAGGAAGAAGGAGAAAAAAGGTGCGCCAGCATTCTTCCGTGCCTTTTTGCTGTTCTCGTGTAACTTGTTCGAAACTGTAGAAATCCCGTAGCCTTGTTTTCTCAGAATCAATCTCTGCAAAGAAATAACCCGATTCTTTCCATGACCGTTTTAGAAAAAATCCATTTTCAGATAACCACGCAACTGGATCATCCGTTTCGCAAATCTGTTTTCCCCTATTTTCAAGAAAAAGCGCGATCGGTTGAAGCGACCAGTTTATGAGACTTGGTAAAATAGGTTTCGTATAAAAGGGTACAACAAACATCTAGATAGCATAGAAGGAACTCGTTTAAGATGGAAGTCTTTCCGATTCAAAAACGTATGGTTGCTGTACCTTTACCACAAATGAGTCTACGAAGTCGACGTGAAGTGAGCACATATGACCAGATTAACAGTCTTCATGTGGAACAGTGGCAAACAGATGGGCCCTATCTACTAAATGATCGTCCTGATATTTCAGGAACTCGCTATTTTATGGACATGAATCCAATCAACTCGCGTACGGTTGATCGTAACTATCTACAAAATCAGAAGTTTATCGCAGGAAATGGATCCTCAGATCAACTGAATGATAATCCATATTTCGATAAGTTTGATGCACCAAGTGATCCACTTAATGTAGCTCGAGAACTTCGCGCAACTGTGTATGAAGACAAAGTTGACCGAGGTGTTCTGGAATCAAAACATTTATTAAATCGTACCTATACGACACGATATTTACCGGCAGACTATGCGGAAAAGAAGAATCTTGATACTCTCAGAGCCTACGAAGATCTCCGACCCCGTATGAACAATATGCAAAAGACATATCGCTAGTCAAAGCGAAGCTCAATCTCAACAACATGCTTCTGCATTTGCTTTGCCGCCGGCTGTTCCTTTTCAATCGCACGACGACGAGTTGAACGGGCACTTGAACTTGTGCTGACAGACTGTGTGCTAAGTAGAGACATTACAGTATTTGTGCTTTCGGTGGATGCCTGAGAAGTCTCCGTGCTATTACGTGCCTTCAGCTGCTCCTTCATTGCCTTGTTCATGTCAGCTTCAATCGTGGGCGCATGGATGCTCAAGTGGGTAAGAACACCTTTTTCAATTGCCCAACGAAAAAAGTTCAGCTTTCCTACCGTTGTGAGAAAAGCTTCCTCACCAGGCACCTGGAACAAAATCCGTTCCCGACGACAAAACGGATCGAAGAGTTTCTTTGAATATGCCTTGAGTTGTGACTTATAGTTAACATAAACGAGAAACTCTTGACCATCAAGAATATAGACCGTGTTGTGACGCTTGGAATAGTTTGTCACAAACCAGTCTACTAGACGAAGGCTAAGATCAGAGGTTCCCTTCAAAATAGGAAGAATCTCCTTGATATCCGTCCTCCCTGTATAGAACTTTTGAAGACTATTTACGATGAGTTCCTGCTTACAGTGAATCTTCTTCTTGCGTGTGTGAGATTCCGACTCAGCCTTCGGTTGGGTTAGTTCAATCGGTGGAAGGGCCGAGAGTGTTTCCATTTTCTGCTGCTATGCTCGCGTTCTTCCGTCTTAAGCCGCCCTTTTTTACTGGAGCTTCCAAGTAGGAAGGGATGGAAGGGGCACACCAAAGTCCAACGTTACTACCACAGCCCCAAGTGGGCGCTGCGATTGAAGCTATGCGTGGAGGTGGTGATATTGCTGGCGGTGCTACACATAGTTTATTACCGCAACCATCACATGATGCACCCATTGCGAGTTATAGTGGCGGTGGAACTGCGGCGGCGCCAGCAACAGAAAGATATCCAGTCCTTTCACTCGAGAAATGGTCACGTGTTAATGTTACTGCGGATATGAAAGAAAAAGAGATACTTGGAGTTGATAAGTTTAGAGCTTATAAAACAATACGCGAACTTATTTGGGCAGGAAATCTACCAAAGACTGCGGATGAATCAGACAAGATTAAACTCGTACACACGCTTCCTGAAAAGAGTAAAGTTAAAATATTCCATTTTTATGATTTAAATAATCTTATGCAGCATATCCGAGTGATTCAGCGAGATAGTGCAGATCCTAAAAGTAAATATATTTATATTCTCTTTTCAAAAATTACAAATCTAGCTGTATTTTCGCTCGCATTAAAAAAATATATTGAACTCTTTTCAACATTAACTCGTGAAGTCTATTTTCTATATACACGAAACTCGCGAATCAATCAGATTAACTGGGACTCATTAGGTCGTGAAACTGCTGTAAGTAAAGAGTTTCTTTATTTAGAACCTACTTATGTTGTATTACCCTATACGGAAAAGGGTGTTAAAAAGTTTTTTGTTCTAGGCGATAAAAATAAATTTCCAGACCCACCTGTTGATCCAGATAAAAAGAATCTGATTGGTCTATCACCTCGTATAACAGATACAGAAACATTTTCATTTTCAATAAAACCAGATGGTACATTTACGCAAAAATATCTAACCATTCTTGGGGCTGGAAATATCTATCATGTTGAACCACCCTCAGGCGTTCCACCCGAAAAGGAGTTTTTGCGAGATAAATTTATAACGATTACATATACTGAAGATGAACCTCCTGAAAAGGTAGAGGAAGAGGAGGAAGAAGAGGAAGAGAAAAAGGAGGAGAAAGAGGAGAAAGAAGAAAAGAAAGAAGAAAAGAAAGAGAAGCCACTTCCTCCGTATATTCTAAAAGTATCAGATGATATACCTGTTTCACTGGGTATGCAAACATTCAAACTTCGAAAACCTACAACAGAAATCCAGAAAGAATGGATGTCAAGTAAGTTTACAGAAGCTGAAACAGATTTTTTCGCACACCTTGGACTCACATCTGAGTTTATCAGTGATCCAAATCCAAGAAAAGTAAAACTAGTCGAAGGTCGAGGCAAGTTTTTACTTTATTTTACAGTACACAAATGTTTGGACAATCCCAACGTCATGTTTAAATATGAATGTGAGTTTATTCATAACTATATTAATGAGCTGTATGAAATCCTTCATATTGATAAAATCAGGCGATTTACAAAACAGTTTACCGATATTACTCAGGCCGCTGTAGAAGTAAAAAAGACTATTCAAGCTGATATGGATCAATCAGTTGATATGAACTATTATAGAAGTCAACTGACAACATGGAAAAAGAAGATTACTCAACAAGATATCGCATATTTAATAGATCTTATTTTACCTATTTATGATATTAATCCTGCTAGCAATCCTGCTGCCATACCTACAAATACGTCTGGCCAAGGACTGGTTGGTATGTTGAGTCGACTAATAGGCACAGCATCGCCACCCCCTCCGCCTGTCGCACCTGGCCTTCGTGGAGTAGCTCGTACTTAAACTTAGACAAATCGAATCTTTGATGCTTGACGTGTAACAATGTCCATTGAAAAAAGAACGAAAAGTCCTGACATCACAAATAATAGGATTTCAGTCTGTGTATTCTCGCCCCGTCGTGATTCTAAATCATCAAGTCGAGAAAATAAAAGATCAAGTTTCTTAGAGATTGCTTGTGTATCTTCACCAGTAGCACGTGTTCCCTTAGGATACTGACCACCAGGGGGCGGTAGCTCATCAAAAAAAGAGGTACGAGCACCTGAAGGTGTTAGCGGCTTCCAATAATCACTTACTGAAGGTGTCGGAGCCAGGCTCCCTGCCTTAGATACCCCTGCCGCTCTCTGAAAGGCTGATGTGAAATCTGGATAGAGGCGATAGGATGAATCTTCACCAATCACATTTGTAAAGGGTGCTGAACTATTCTGAAATCCTTCGGCACCTACGGCAGTTCCGAAGTATTTTGGAGTCGTCAGTTTTTTCTCCACTTTCTCAACATCAGGCATGGTATTTCGTGCAATCTGCCCCGCATCGTCAGGTTGGCGTTGACTCGTAAGATCATATGGAACATCAACAAACGGTTCCTTCTGAGGAGCATCAACAGGCGCATGTTCCCGGAGTCCTGTGCTGACATTAAGGGGCGGAACATCAGGGGTTCGCTGAACTGCCGGACGATCTGGATCTAAATCTAAAAATGTCAGCGGCGGCCCCCTGCACTTCTTCGCCTTTTTGCGCTCCTCTTTGCGGGCAGCATCGCTGCCTTTTTGGTCCTTACAGCCTGTACTGGAAGGGCCTATTTGTGGAAAGGCATCTTCATAGGAACAGTAGTCCATACGAGCCACTCTCTGTGCTTCACAAAGAAAAGTGTTTAGGAAATAGGAATGACCAAGTTTGATTTGCAATATCATATATTTGATTTTGCCCAAAAAATAAGACCTACGATTGTATTTATCCTTTATTTATTTACTATCATCATTATTGTATTTAAAGACACTATCCCCGAATCAATCCACCATCAGGCGGATTCTTTTCTAGGGCGACTCTTCGCAGTCCTCCTTATTATCGTAGTGGTTCGCGAGTTTGGATGGATTCTTGGCCTTTTCACAGCACTTGCTGTCGCATTATTGATTGGTTCACGAATGAGCATGAGTGAGGGATTTGATGATTTAACAACATTTGATATCAAGGGAAAGAAATGGTTTGTTGAACGAGCCTTAAATGAAAATCCTACACGAATCCAGGAAGACCGTATAAATACATCGGCGGTTCAAGATAATAATAGAGGTGGTCAGTCAAGCAATGGAGGTGTGCAAAACTCGAGTCTCGGATAAATGAATTGCTTTTGTAGATGGAGAGTTGGGACGATATACTCACTCCAGGCGGGACAGTTGATCTAACTGCGCGTCTCGTTGTAATCATTTCATTTTACATATGGAACTTATTTGAAGGTTCACTCTTCCACACACCCTATCCGGCAGAATGGATCTATCTTTATAAGTTTCCGTACTGGAGACTTTTTCTTGTGATTACATTACTTGCCGCCTGTGTATGGTGCCCCCGAGTCGGTATTATGGCTGCCCTCGCACTCTTTTTTTATTTAGGTGATTTATCACGATTAACCACTCCGTGGATAGTTGAGAAACCTAAAACTACTTCTGAGTAGATGAGTGCCGTTGCTCCAGTTGCTGCTGCTGCGACAGCCGCATTAAGTGTAATCAATCCGATAGAAGCTTTTTTTAATTTCCTCAATACAAATCCATACTTTATTGGACTTATGATGATCATATTGAATTTAGGTGGCCGTTTCCTTGGAATGGAAATCTCTAAAGGTCAAGAAAAGTTCTTTTCACAAGTCTGGGTTCGACGCGCAATTGTATTTACGGTCATCTTTATTGCGACAAGAAATGTGATCGCAGCAATCTTTATGACGATTATTATACTAATGCTAATGTCTTTCTTATTTAATGAAACAAGTTCATTATATCTTGGAGGAAAGAACGATGTACCTGCGGATGGAACTCCCCAACCTGGGCTTACACCCGAAGAAACGGATATTCTTCGCCGTCTCATGGAAAAACAAGCTCGACTTACCGCGTCAGGACAATCTGAAAAGAAAGAAGGCGACACAGATGATCCCCCCTTTACATCTGAACAAGTCTATATGCAAAATATGTCAGTTCTACAAACAGTTCGGTAGAGTTTCATTATAACACGTAAAACGTGTGTAGATGAAAAATCAAACATTTATAGCGATCTCGTTGCCAAGGATCGGCGTATTACGCTTCTTACGCCGTCCACCACCGGCCGTACGGACTGACTCCCCCTGGCTACGGATTTCCTCCGACTGTACACTCTGTATATCAGATGCGAGTGTTGGGCCACTTCCCATCATACCCCCTCCCATCATGGACATATTCGGTAGAACTGTCTCAATGACTTCTTCCGCCATGCGTACTTCCGCGAATGTCTTAAGGATATCATCAACTCCAGTGGGACCGCGCATTTCACGACGCGCAGTCGCACGTCGGGGCTCAACAGACGCAACCGGCTGCGGTACATTCGGTACACGGCTTGAGTTATTAAAAACTGGCCCCGCCTGCGGCATTTGCTGCGGCGGCTGCGGGAACTGCTGTTGCTGAGGGAACTGCTGCATTGGCTGTGGCATCGACTGCGGCATTCCCTGCTGCTGCTGAACACCCATCGCCATTCCCATAAAGTTTCCAAAACCCGGACCCGCCTG